GGACGCCATCGGTCTGTAATACGGGGCTGGTAGTGCGTCCCCGCTATGGAACAGGCTGATTACCCCATTGGTCAGTCTGTTCCGCTTGGAGCCCGTTCATGCAATCAATCAACTGGTTAGAGTTCTGGTACAGCGCTTTAGGAAGTCCTTTCGGAATAGCCTTGGCTGTCACCGAACAGGAGCCTTGCCGACAGGCACTGTACAGGGCACGAACCCAGGCTGCTGACCCTGCACTGGACGGGCTTCAGGTACGCCTTCGCCCTGATGGGGACTTGTGGATTGTGAAAGGAGCTGCCAATGCCTCGCAGAGAAAGCGAAGCGCTTGAGCGGCACGATATAGTGCTGTATAAGGGTGACTGGGAGGACTTGAGAGTCCTGCTGGCATCTACTCGCGTGACACCCACTGCCTTCATCCGTGCGCTGGTGCGGCGTACGATTCGCAGAATTGAGGCAACCAAGGCTGGTATGGAACGGCCTGTCGAGGAGGACATCGATGACAGACTCGTCAACAACATCGAGCACGGAGACACCATCGCCGCTGATGGAGGTCCAATCTGACTCTCTAGAACTGATCTGGAGCCGCGATCCCAATCTTCTTAACGTGGAAGATGTGAAGAAGATAGTTGCAAAGCTCCAGGCCGATCGCCAACGATTCCTGCTCGAACCTGAGAAGGTAAAGAAGCAGCGCGGTAAGAGCACTGACAGCACCGGGATCAAGTCGATAGAGGACTTGGGATTATGAGCCGCCGCTATCGCAACTTCTGTGGTCAGGAGATTCCGACTGCTAAAGACTGGCAGTTGTACACCTGCGGCCACTGTCCCAACCTTCATGTGGTACTGTTCGACGACGCAGGTGAAGCCTTTGCAGAGATGGTCCTCGGCAAGGATAGCTTGGACCAGCTTTTCAAGGAGGGGACTAATTTCCTCGCCAAGATCCGCTTGGAAAATATTAAGCGCCAGAACGAGGACAGGCCATGAATGCACGAAAGAAAGGCGCAGGCTATACTGAACGTACCGCTCTTATTCAAGAGCATCTTACAAGTTTCTCTCAACGTGTTCTCACGTCGGAACAACCGGAACAGGCTTACTATGACCTCTGTCAAATTATGCGCCATGCTCGCGTCATGCGTGGCTGGTTAAGCAAAAAGCTGGAGGCAAGTGAATGAGCGAACTCACTCCCATCCACAATACAGCTTTCTCGAATGTGACTCCCATCTTACAGCTCGCATGGGATAACCATTCCATGAACATGCTGAAGGAGTGCCCCAGGAAATATCAACTCGCCATCCTCTATGGTCGCGTCCCCAAGATCATGTCTGTCCATCTGGTGTTCGGCATCCTCTACCACGAGGGTCTTGAACTGTATGACAGGCTCATGGCGAAAGACTCCACCCATGACGATGCTGTCGTTGCTGTTACCTGGCATCTGTTGAAGGCCACATGGGATAAGGAGCTTAACCGCTCGATAGTCCTTGACGATAAGAACAAGAACCGTTACACTTTGATCCGTTCTGTAGTGTGGTACTTGGAGCGATTCAAAAAGGACAACCTCAAAACCGTTATCCTTGCCGATGGCAAGCCTGCCGTCGAGATCAGCTTCAAATTCCAGACCCACTACAAAGCCAGCAACGGCGAACACTTTTCCATCTGCGGTCACATCGACAAGATTGCTGAAATGGACGGCCTTTACTGGGTGGTAGATCGTAAGACCTCCAAGAACTCCATCGACGGAGACAATTTCTTCGAGCACTATAGCCCGCACAACCAGATGTCAACGTACGATTTCGCTGGCCAGATCGTGACCCCTTACAAGACCACCGGCATCATCATCGATGCTGCACAGATCATGGTCAACTTCTCACACTATCGCAGGGGCTTCTCGCAGAGAACTGAAGCCCAGCGGATTGAGTGGTACGATAACCTGGGCTATTGGTTTGAACAGATCGACAGGTTCGCCACTGACCAGAAGTGGCCGATGAATGAGGCGAGCTGTGGCAATTACGGAGGCTGCCCGTTCCGCGGCATCTGTGGTCGGTCCCCAGAGGACCGTGACCATTGGCTACAGGTCAAGTTTGCTCATCGCAACTGGGATCCTCTAGAAATTCGGGGTGATGTCTGAAATCTTAACAAGGAGTAACAACTATGTCTGGACTACAAGAGAGATGTGTAGCGATCTGCCAGGCGATCAACAGCCTTGTGGATATGCAGGGCGCGAGCGACCTCGACAAGGCTAACTACTTCCAACAGGTCGCCGAGGCCGACTCACATACCAGTGAGAACGTGGCGAAGTTCTTTGGCTGGAAGGACATCCTTCCGCCTCCGGGAGTACCGGAACCGACTGAGCCTCCGACCCTCACTTCACTCAATCCCGTCACTGCTGAGGTCGGCGCCGCTGAGTTTACTCTGGAGTGTATCGGGACCAACTTCTCCCCGAGCTACAGTCACATCAACTTCAATGGAGGTGACGAAATTACCACCTTCATCGATGCCACCAAGGTCACTACCCTCGTGAGGCCTGCCACCGCGTCAGGGGCTGCTGAAGTCCCTGTCAAGGTTCGCACGCTTCTCGGTGAGACTGAGCCGCAGATGTTCTCGTTCACCGCTCCTGCGGGTCTGACTCAGGCAATGGGTTATCCTGACCCAGCTGAGGCGAAGCCGATGGAGGAGGTCGGCGGGACCGACAGTCCTGATGAAGTCCGTCGCTCGCGTCGTCGCTAAAGGGCTTCCACCGCAACGCTAGGCTGCCCCGCTTGGCGGACTTGGACAAAAGGGCCGCTGTGGAGACTGAGAGCGGATAACCACAGCGGTATAACTCAAAGGACAAGACCCATGCCGACACTTGATGTACACTCCAGTTCTGTCTGTACGAAGCTTCTGCTCATGGGGGACTCCGGCACAGGCAAGACCGGGGCATTGGTATCGCTGGTGCTTGCTGGATATAAACTCTATATCCTAGATTTCGATAACGGCGTAGACATTATCAGGAACCTGCTTGTTACAGCAGGTCGCCCTGACCTCTTGCAGAATGTTGATGTCTACACCCTTACCGATCCCATGATGACCTCCGGCTCTCATCTAGTTCCGAAGGAGGCTACCGCCTGGACGCGAATGGTTAAGCTCTTAGGCGAGTGGCCAGGTGTCGGCCCAGTGCAGAAGCTCGGGGAGAAGGACATTCTGGTCCTGGACTCGATGAACTTCGCTGGTCGAGCGGCGATGCGATTCATAGCGAAACTGAATAATCGGCTGGCTGTCCCTCCGCAGATCCAAGACTACTTCGATGCTCAACGCATGATTGAGGGTCTCTGTGCGCAGCTATACGATGAAGCCGTCCGCTGCAACGTCATCGTCTTGACCCACATGCGAGAGATCTCACAGACCCGTGAACAGACCAATGCCAAAGGGAATGTGATACAGATGCGAGTGGAGGGCACTGAGAAGATGTATCCTGAAACCGGCGCGGGCAAGGCCATGTCGCCAGTCGTGGGGAGGTTCTTCAACTCTGTTCTGTTGGCTGACATCGTTGGCAGCGGTTCCGCCACAAGACGCTTGATCAGGACACAGCCACATGGTAATATCGGGCTGAAGAATTCAGCTCCAGGTTTAGTCAAGTCCGAATATCCGTTGGATACCGGCTTGGCTCAGTATTTCGCCGCAGTCCGTGGCGAGACCCCAGTAGCCGGGGCAAAGGCTACAGACGCGGGGATGGCAGCCATCGAAGCTGCATTACCTCGTAGATAAGGGAGGCCTTCATGGCCGTTGACTTCAAGGCACTTCTCAACACACCCGTCACCGAAGCAGAACGCCCGAAACCTCGCCCCGCTGGACCCTACTTTGGAACCATCTCGGCATTCAAGTTCCAGGAATCTGCTCGGCAGAAAACCCCCTTCGTCAGGCTTACGTTGAAGGGTGTTCAGCCGGGTGCCGGCATCACTGGTGACGCTGCCCTGTTTGAGCGTTTCAACAAGGCGGGCGGCGCCGACAAGTGGAACCCCGGTAAGGACTACTACCTTACAGAGGATGCAAAGTATCGACTCCGTGAGCTGATGGAGTCTTGTCAGCTGAAGGTGGAGGGCCGGTCGTTTCTCGAGGTCATTCCTGAACTCGTGAACCAGCCGGTTTCGTTCGACGTGACTGAGGAGAGCTATGAAACTCAGTCCGGCGAGACTGGTATCGCCAACCGCATTGGTGATATGCGCGGCGCCTAACCCACAGTCGTTAGTGGGTCGTAAGCCTCTGCAGTAACGACAGCAGTAGGGGCACGGAGCCGCAGGCAGAATGAACGCCACCACCCCCTGCCTGCGGTTTCTTTCTTTCACATTGGCTGGGAGGCCACATGCCAATAACCAACAAGTATAGACGCATACCCCTCGACCAGATCTTCGTCGAGAGGGACGAGCGTCAGAGAACAGAGATCGATACCACTGACATCGATGACAGCATCAGGAATCGAGGCGTCATCCAACCCATCTTGGTACAATGGGATGAGACGATTAACCTATACAGGCTGATCGCCGGGGAGCGGCGTTTCACGTCGTCTAAGAAACTCAATATCCCTGACATCCCATCCAGGCTTGTTCATGAGGTCGATCCGATAGAATTGCAGATCCTCGAACTCGAAGAGAATGTCAAACGGAAAGACCTTGACTGGAAGGACGAGACTCGGGCAGTCAGGCGTATCCATATTCTGTACTGCGAACTGAATACTACCTGGACTCAGGCTCAAACCGCTTCGTCTATCGGCATGAATCAGTCGATCGTGGCGATGATGATCAGGGTTGCTGAGGAGATCCTGGCAGGGAACAAGCTCGTCTTGGAAGCCCAGGGCTACCGTCCAGCCTATAACATTATCTCCAGACATGAAGGTATCCAGATCGCTGACGCGATGAATGATCTATTGTCGGAGGGGCTTGATGTTGTCGCTGGTCACGGATATGCTATCGTCGGCGAGGGCGTGGTCGATTTGGAGGAGGTCAAATCTGCGAAGCCTGGTGGTATTATCAGGGTTCAGCATCCACAGCCGATACCCAATCCTATCAGTCCTGAGACGATCGTCCAGACTGACTTCGTAAAGTGGGCTGAGCAGTACAGAGGCAAGCCCTTCAGCTTCATCCACTGTGACTTCCCCTATGGCCTAAACCTTGACAAGAGTGAACAGGCTAACACCAAGACCTGGGGCGGATATGAGGATAGCGAAGCAACGTACTGGACTCTCTGTCGAGCCTTGTGCGATAATATCGATAGGGTAATGATGCAGTCTGGGCACTTGCTATTCTGGTGTTCGTCCGATTGCAGGATGATGAACAAGACCCTTGACTTCTTTCAGTCTGCTGCTCCTTCCCTGGACTTTGTCCCTATCCCTATCATCTGGCACAAGACCGATGGCAAGGGCATCCTCTCTGACCATAGGAGACGCGCCCGCCATGTCTACGAAACCGCCCTCATTGCGTCCAGGGGAGATCGACATATACTGCGAAGCGTCGGGGACGCCTATGGTGCTCCGACATCTAAAGAGATCCACCAGTCGGAGAAGCCAGAACCCGTCCTGCGTCATTTCTTTGCTATGTTCGTGGACGAGAACACGCGAATGCTGGATCCTACGTGTGGTTCAGGCTCTTCAATCCGAGCGGCTGAGAGCCTCAGCGCTGCGTACACCTTCGGCCTCGAAATCAACGGGGACACAGTCGCCGCAGCCCGAACAGCCCTCAGACGCTCAAGGCTTCTACGAGGAGCCGAACGAAAATCCTCTGCTGCGGAGGGAATGTGATGACTGACGACACCACTGCGTTGCCCCCCATACCGGATGACGACAGCGACTTCACGCCGGACTTGGCGCGAAATATCGTTGAAAAATATCAGGCATTTGTTTCCGAGCTTTTGGCGCGGATAGATCGCATCGAGAAGGCGGCCGAAAGATTGGTCCCCATCGAAGCTAGCGCTTACAGGGCGTTACCGAGCGATGAGATCGAGCGCCTCCGATCTGAATTGTTCTCGCTCTGCGAGGACACGGAGGAACGGTGCGCAAGCGTTGCCTCCAAGGACACAGAGGGAAAGCAGGGCGCATTCGCACGCGGGCGTATCTACGAAGCCAAGGGCATCCGCAATGCAATGGGCGAAGTGTTCAGGCTCGCCCTCATAGACGTGGGTCAGCCGACGTTAGCGATGGTGGCCGAGATCGAGCGACTACGCGCTAACAGGGCGGGAGCAATGCCGAGCGAGGTGGAGATCGCTAAGGCCATCTGCAAATCAGCATCGTGTCAGGGGATCGACTGCTGCCAATGGCCATCACAGGGAGGCCGACTTAAGTGCGCCGTCGATCAGGGCGGGTATAAGGCCGCAGCACAAGCCGTACTCGCCATCCTCTCCCCGCAAGACGGCACCACCAAGCCGACGTTACCGATGGCGGGTGACGTAGTGCAGCGCCTGCGGAATCAAGAGTGCTCCGACACGCCCAGCCTGCGGCTAGAGGCGGCCGATGAGATCGAGCGGCTGCGCAATGATCTAGTTGCGCGCACAAACGTAATCAACAAACTGCGGGGCGAGTAGGTGACTTTATATAATCCTTGCATCAAGGCCATAGGCCCGAAGAACGCCAAGGTAGTTTTCATCGGCGAGGCCCCTGGCGAACAGGAGGAGCTTACCGGTGTTCCTTTCATCGGAGCCAGTGGTCAGGAGTTGGACCGTCTATTCGATGAGGTCGGGCTGGACAGGTCACAGATATACCTCACCAATGTTCTGTTCACACGTCCGCCTAACAACAAGCTGGATTCGTTCTGCATTAAGAAAGAACAGTGTCCTTCTGGGTACACGCTGCCGCCTATATCCAACGGGAAGTATCTACACCCAGACCTTCTGCCAGAACTGCAGCGCCTTGCGGAGGAGCTTCGTGCTGTCAAGCCAAACCTCATCATCGCCGGGGGCGGAGTCCCCGCCTGGGCTACCCTTGGTAATAGCAAGATCTCCGCTGTTCGAGGAACGATCACTGAAAGCCCTTATGGCAAGGTGCTGCCTACATACCATCCCGCGTACCTTTTCAGGGATTGGTCAGTCAGAACTATTATCAAGGCTGACCTACTCAAGGCTAAGGTTGAAATGGATTACCCTGAAATTAGACGCCCTGTTCGCGAGGTACTGGTCGACCCGACCTATGATGAAGTGATGGAGTTCCTGAATAAGTGTCTGTCAGCTTCTATGGTGACTGTAGACGTTGAGACACCTATCGGTACTATCACACATCTGGGCTTTGCGCCGTCAGTTGACCGTGCTATCATAATTCCCTTCTTCTCCAGGAGAACCACTAACGGTTCCTACTGGTCACAGGAGGACGAAGTACAAATCCGCTTGAAGATCGGGGAGGTCCTTTCTTCTAAGAGGGTTTGTAAGATCACTCAGAACGGCATGTTCGATATGCAGCACTTACTGAGAGAGGGCTATCGACTGTCCAACATGGGTGAGGATACAATGCTTCTCCAGCATGCGTTGTATCCAGAAATGCCGAAGTCGCTGGCGTTCCTTGGCTCTATCCACACCAATGAGACGGCGTGGAAAAAGCTGCGTCCACGTAGCAAGGTAATCAAACGAGAGGACTAAGATGCGAAAGATCTTTAACAAGACTGAACCAGTACTGCAAGCGAAACCTGTCCAGGAAAGGAAACCTCGCATGCCCGCAGTAAAGGTGATAGTGGAATCCCCCTTCGGGTCTGACGATATTGAGATCCGTAAGGCCAATGTCTCGTATGTGAGGGACGCCTGCCGGGACTGTGTGAGAAGGGGCGAGAACCCCTTTGCATCACACCTGTTCTACACGCAGTTCATGGATGATGCTGACCCCGCTGATAGATCGTTAGGGATTCAGCTCGGCTATGACCGCTGGACCGACGCAGACTCTATCGTGTTCTATCTGGACCTCGGCATGAGCCCCGGAATGCAGAAGGCCCTGTGCCATGCCTTCGCCCTCGGCATTCACATAGAACGCCGTTGGCTAGGTCGCAATCTGGTGGCTCGCCCTGTTGAGAATGGCCGCTCGATTGAGGAAATCATGAATGACTTTGCTAAGGAGCTTGCCCCTGATGCCGTGGATCAAGACGCACGAACTGACAGAACAGAAGATCGCGTCCCTGAGGGAGTCGGATCGGGAGTCGATATACAACGGCCTTGATTGTTGCATCACTTTCGAGGTCTTTGAGAAAGTCAAAGAGGAACTCGTCAAGCAGAACGATCCCTCTGCCAGACTTATATACGATTTCGAAAGGGGCATGTGTGGCCCCGCACTGGACATGATGCAGAGGGGTTTCAAAATCGACACCTATCAGCGTAATGTCCAGATCTCCCGACTAGAGAAAGAAGTCGTCAAGGTAGAAGGTATACTGAATCAGTATGGAATGGCTACCTGGGAGAAGCCGATCAAGGCTAGAAGCCCGTTCCTGAAAGAGCTGTTCTATACCTTCTATAATCTGCCTGAGCAATTCAGATTTGATAAGGGTGAGAGAAAGGTCACAGTCAACAGGGAGGCACTGGAAAAGCTCAGTGCTTATCATCATGTACTTCCCATCATCAATGCGATACTCACTGTACGAGATACGGCAAAGCTCCTTTCTACAATCAGGACAGAAATTGACCCTGACGGTCGTATGCGTACCAGTTACAATGTGGCTGGAACTGAAACGGGACGCTGGTCATCGTCGTCGTCTGTCTTTGGCTCAGGCACTAATCTACAAAACATCACTAACGAAGTTCGACGAATGTTCATTGCAGATGAAGGTAAAGTCCTCTGCAACATCGACGAAGAACAAGCAGAGTCCAGGGTGATGGGACTACTGATGTGGTCACTGATAGGTGATCCATCTTACCTGCTTGCCAATGAGTCCGGCGATGTCCATACTGCTGTCGCCAGGCTCTGCTGGCCACACCTTCCTTGGAACGGGGAGATTCTTCATGACAGGGAAGTCGCGGAACGCCCATTCTATCGCCATTTCTCATACAGAGACATGTCCAAGCGGGGCGGCCATCTCACTAATTATTATGGCACGCCGCCAACGATGGCTCGTAATCTCAAGATTGAGGAGAAAGTCGCCGCGGAGTTTCAACTTGCTTATTTCAAGGCTTTTCCGGGGCTTCGAGAATATCACCACTGGGTTGCGAGGGAGATCGGGCTTCATCAGGAACTCACTACTCCGCTGGGACGACGCCGGATTTTCTTTGGTCGTCCAGGTGACGATGCTACCCTCCGTGAAGCTATCGCCTACATTCCGCAAAGCACTGTTGGAGATATTCTTAACTGTGCTTTGTGGCGTATTTGGAGATATTGCCCGGAAGCGCAGTTACTCGCGCAGGTACATGACTCAATATGCTTTCAGTCTGACGAATCAGATCTACCAAGGGCCATCGCAAATGCTCGAAGACTTGCTACCTTCCCCTTGCGTATGAATGGGAAGGCACTAGTTATTCCAGTCGATGCCAAAGTGGGCTGGAACTGGGCGGACGAGACGATCAAAACTTCTAGAGGCAAAGTGCACAACCCTAACGGGTTATCGAAATGGAAAGGATCACTGGCAGGACGTAAACGTCTGTCAGGTGTCCATAGCATGGTGGCATAGTGTCGGGGCAGGATGAGGATTGGCTCAATGGCTTCCTAGATCACACGTCAGGCATACCCAGTCCAGAAGTCTTTCGCTTATGGTCTGGTATTGCCACGATTGCAGGGGCCTTGGAGAGAAGAGTCTGGGTTCGGCTGGCTGGGAAACCTGTGTTCCCCAACATGTATGCTCTGTTGGTAGGTATCCCAGCCACCGGCAAGTCCCAGGCGATTGAACACACAACAGAGTTGTGGCACGGAATATCTGAACTCCACATGGCGCCTCATGATGTCACGAAAGCGTCTCTCGTCGACAGCCTTGATAAAGCAGCAAGAAAAATGGTCTTGCAGACTGGTAATGGGGGCACTACTCTACTTGAGTACAATAGTCTCCTGGTGCCTGCTGACGAGTTTGGGGTACTAATGCCCAGTCATGACCTAGAGTTCCTGTCTACCCTTAACAGGATCTATGACAATCCACCTGCGCATAGACAGGAGCGACGCTCTTTGAAGAAGCCTATCGACATCATCAATCCTCAGCTCAATATCATAGCTGGGGTACAGCCTGCTTACTTGGCTAATCTCTTGCCCGAAGAAGCCTGGGCAATGGGGTTCATGAGTCGCGTGATTATGATCTACTCAAGAGATAAACAGAAAGTCCAACTCTTTAAGCCTAACGGAAAGCCCTACGAAGTGAACCAGAATCTACTTCGTAGGTTGCGCGACATGACCAAGATGTATGGGGAGGTGACTTTCGATGCAGCAGCCACCGCTGAATTTGAACGCTGGTATGACAAAGGCTGCGATCCGATCCCGGAGCATTCTCGCCTCGAACACTATAATGGCAGAAGGCTGCTCCACGTCGCTAAGCTTTCTCTGGTGGCAGCTGTATCGGCCGGACGTAAGTTTATCTCGTTACAAGACTTCGGTCGCGCTAGGGATTGGATGCTCGATGCTGAGGTACGAATGCCAGACGTCTTTAGAGAGATGACTCAACACTCCGATATCCAGCTCATCCAAGAACTACACTTCTTCGCATGGCAACAGTGGATCAAAGATAGGAGACCCCTCCATGAATCAAGACTCATCAACTTTCTTGCAGCACGTGCCCCGTCGGAGAGGATCCCGCGAATCCTTGACATTGCCGTTAGGGCTAACATCTTCGACAGGGACGCCGGGTCGGGCTCTTTCCGCCCTCGCCCTAAAAATGAGCATGGCCTGGAGTAACGGGGGCTGCCGGTGTCCGCTGAATCGCACGACCTGGCACGAACACCCAGATGGGAGTATTTACTGGAAGTTGGGGCGGAAGGTTCCTCTGCGGAATTATTGATTATCAATTAACCCCGGTGAACTACTCCTTCGGCAGGTTCTGTGCCGCTGCCCTCGCCGCTGCATCGTCCTGATGCCGTTGGATAGCTGACTGATAGAGGGGAATATCTCCAGGCCGCATCGTCCGCTCTATCACATCCAGTCTGCGACGATTGGTTTCTCTCACGCCCTCGCTGATAACCTTGCTGATGTCCACTCCCCAGACTGTAGCTTGGCGCATAATCAGGCCCATCTGCTCGCCTCGCCCAGACTGCTGTGCGTCGGCCCAGGCGTTGCCGAGTTTTGTCTCTGCCGCTTTGAGACTCGCATGGCGAGAGTACAGTTCTTGACTGATCTGTGTAGCCCTGTCCAGTTCCACCGGATTGAAGCCAAACGTGTAGAAGAACCTACTCATCGGAGTCATGTTCTTTAGCTGGGGTCTATCCGTTCCCATCTGGATGATAGAGCCAGGTTCACTAAACGCCCCAAATGCCCGATACATAGTGGTCGGGGCAAATGCCCTTATCAGCATCTGCTTAGTGTTGACGTCTTGCGCTGGATGCACGCCTGTTGCACCATAGTGATCGAAGGCCGCTCCTGCCAATTTGCTAATCTGCTTCATCCTGTCGTAGGCTACGACACCAAAGAGCTGTGATGCATCTCTTGTAGGGTTTGCCAATGGTGTAGCGACGTTGCTGTAGAGGCTGATCCCAGTCATCGCTGCCGGGAGGCCATACAGCACTCCATCCGCCCCTGAGCCCATTTGATCGTAGGCTAGTTCGGTCGCACTTTTCCCACTCCAGGCTTTGCTGAATTGGTTCGCTGCCCACCATGTCGGGGTGGCTGCCAGTCCTCCAAGCGTAAAGGTTCCGGCGGTCTGCCACATGAGGGGACTCCAGTTTCCATGGCGGAGTCCTTCTCCAGTGTACTCCAATGTAGCTCCCATGAAATGGAATAGCCAGTTTTTGAACAGACCCATCGAACTCCCGAGAGGTGTAGTAAAGATCTTGGGACGATCGCTAGCTGCATACATATACATAGTGTTTTCTGTGAATTCTTTTGCAAATTTGTATATCTCCTCTTGATTGAGTGATTGCCCGGCTTTAGTCTTGAGAAAGTCTCTCGCCGCGATATAGCCATTAGTAAAGGCTTGAGTCCTGGCGAAGTTTTCTGAATGTTTCGGCATCCATTCTGACACCGCTCTTACCCAGCCCCCGAAACCACCGGCACTGGAGAAAGCCTTTTTCAGGTCCGTCACGGAGGAGGCATTCGCCCCCACATACTCCTCGACCATCTTCGGGTCCAGCACCCTCTCCGTCATTGCTCGTCCGTAAGCATGAGAGAGTTCTGGAGAGGGGCTTTTCATCTCCTTGAAAGAGTGATAGATCATCTTGACGGGGTTCAGCACCGCCATTCCACCGACAGGGCCATTGGTGCCGCCGGCTGCAAAATGGCTATACCTCGGTGCCAAGTGTTCAGGTAGAGTCTTGCCCATGACAAAGGCGTTTTCTGGAATGACGTTCTGGATAAACGTCAGGGCATTCAATATCGGAAACGAGATTTTGCCAAAGCCAAGCTGTAGATTGAAGAGCGCTGTATTGGTGTTCCGTACTATCGTCGTTGCACTGTTCTGTCCAAGTATTGGTGCCAATACACTATCCACTACCTGGTTCTGCAAGACTTCAAACTTCGATGGCTGCCCAGCGTAAGCATCTTTCCTAGACTGCAACATGCGATAGACAGCTGGATCTTCACGCTGGATGCGCTCTAATCCTGCCCCGAACACGTCGTCCACAGCCATGCCAGCTTGATACTTCTGCTGTGCGCGGAGCTGCTCATCCATGGACTTGATGAATTCTTCTCTCGTGAACGGCTTAGTGTCGTAAGAGAACCCCCTCAATCCCTGCTTCTCCAGCATGAAGCTCGGGGCAAACACTACCGGCTTGACATCGGCGGGCAGATTGCCCTGGCTGATCTGGTAGTCCTTGTCGATTTTCCAGCCGGGGTTCTTGGCAACCAGTTCATCAGCGTTGGCTAGTGCCGCTTTCCTGTTCGGTCCTCCCGCCTGCGCCACGATTTCGTCAGATTCGTTCTTGATGATGACCCTGGTATCACCCTCCCACTTCCGTGCCAAGCCAAGATGCCCCGTCGGCGTTTCTGTGGGGGTTTTGCCGACAGCGTTCTCTGCCTTACCTATCCCAGCTTTCACGAACTCGTTAACCCTCTCCAATTCCCATACTAGCTTGTTCACTTCCGGATTGAACAAGTAGTCTGTCTCAGGAGTATGCCCCTTGGCCTTCTTGATTTCGTTAATCTTGTCGGTTGTGAGTCCCTCCCTCCAGATCCTGTGAAACTTGGGAAAGTTCTCCTCCGATACAGACATTACAGCATCACGGACAGGCGTAAATCCCAATGCCCCTGTCTGCTGTTTGGTGAGTCCTGCCAGAAGAAGGTTCTTCCCAGGATCTACCTTGGTTTCGCCGTACATCAGCTTCTGAACCATAGTCTCAGCGTTTTCGTATGTAGTTTTTACCCCATTCATGAGCCAATTCGCCCGCGGCGAGTTCTTGAACTGGAACTGCCTCGGCGCAAGGTATTCCCTGATGACTTCCTTGGCCCTTGCGAATACTTCTGACCCTTTCCCTACTATTCCCTCAGGTAGTAGTTTATCAATCGACTTACTGATGCGATCTGGTGCCCCACCCAAGGCTCTGGCATTGTCCAAGGGGAACATTTCTGTATAGCCCTTGGCGGAATTGTAGATCGCTCCACCATCTGCTGCGACGTTGGCCCCAGGAATCCACGAATTCTGCGCCACTGTGGATTTTGCCCAGAGATCTGGCCCAGGCAAGAACTTCCCAGGCTGGTCAGTTTTCCACAGTACCCATTCGTCGGTCTTATCCCCCTTTCCGGGCTTGCCAGCGATCTTCCTCGCCATCAGGAACATGCCATCGTCAGCCTCCCTCGACATAAAGGTATCGGCACTGACAGGACTCATGTTCTTGGTAAGGTTCTCATCGATACTTCCTGGAACCTTGCTGTTCTTGACCTTTGTCGAGTCGAACTTGACATGGCGGAAGTACTGCCCGAACTCCTCGAAGCCGTCAGTAAAGCCTGCTCTGTTGGCTGCGTCTTTCCACTCAGCTGCTGAACTAAAATTCCTTGACTGTCCAACAGCGAAAGCCCTTTTCTCCAGAAAGTTCTTCGGGTTGTGATCCTGTATTCTCATAAGCCTGTTAAATTGTTTCTGCAACTCTCTAGTATCTGCTCCTGGCAAGAATGTCGGATCAATATCTCCAACATAACGACTAGTTCCCGACAGTGCTTCGCCACGAGCATTGCGTAGGGTCTCGAATAGGAGGCTATTCGCCCTGTCCAGATCATCACCTTGCAGCTTCCCACTCGCAATGATCTCCCGCATCTTTCTAGCTTGTAGCGAAAGTGGCATTGCGAGGTCTATGCCAGGGAACGTGCTGGCTACTTTTGATAGGTTCCGCTGCCCACCAGCAGTTATCGCCCCAATGATGCCTCCGATTCCGCCAGCCCCGGCGATGCCTAGCGCACCTTCAAAGGCCATGTCTCCGAATGACTTATCTCCTACTCCGGGGAGCTGACTTATGCCGACCCTTCCCACTTCGAAGGGCGCAATCTTCAGCGCCTCCCTCGCAGCAGTTGTCAGTGCGGGGTGCTTCTGTAGGTTCCCTACTGCATTGAGAGCTTGCCCGAACTTCGGCACCATACTGGCAGCTTTGTACCAGCCCAGATACGGTACAGCAAAGCCGCCGAGTTGACTAACAACTCCGCTGATAGGATTGTCCTGCCTAAACTCTTGAGTCGTTGTAGATGGAGTTATGCCGATGAGTTCTGGAATACTCTCCAGCGCACTCTTGCCAAAGCTCATCCCCCAGTCAATGACACTATCCCCAGAGCTTTTGGGATCGTCAATGCTGCCTGCAAGGAATGGATCTTTAGGTGCCATGTCTGTACTCAATTAGTGGGTGGAGTTGCCGCCGGCTGTCTCGGTTGTCCCTGTTCATCAAGATCGTAGACCGTTTCCTGTCCACTGCGTAGAAGCATTGCAGCGCCAATGTTCTGCCTGGTTGCCCTCTCCAGCCACGTCCCTGCCATAATATCTTGATTAGCTTGCAGGATTGCTGCAACACGCTGATACATCTGACGAGAGTATTCGTCTGGCTTTGCCAGGAGACCAGGATTGAACTGCTGCAGTTCCCTTTTCGCAGTCTCTACAGCATTGGCATAGTGATTACCAAATACAGCTTGTCCTGTACCACGGTTCACTACTTGTGACACAGCCAGTTGCATCATTGCGGCTCTTCCGAGGACAGGATTATCGTTGTACATGCTCGCCATGTATTGTGCCTGCATGAGTTCTGGTCCAGGGCCTGCTGGCGAACCAGTTAGCACTTTATAGATTTCTGCTATTCTGTCCGACTGTGCTATCGCAGGTTTTGTCTCATGGAAAGAGATTCTGTTCTGCCCAGTAGCGGCGTCAGGCTGCCTGATGATTACGCCATTAGGTGCACTGGTGACAGTCGGCTGATTAAGCCCAGCCACTTCGAGTTGATGCTTATATGCAGCAAGCTTATTTGCGATGTTGGTGTCATAAGTTCTCTGCGCATTCTCATAAAGTATTTTATTGTTCTCCTTGTCGTTTTCGTGTGTCAGTCTCGTCTGGTCCATACTCACGCCGGCGCGATTGCGGGCATACTCCGCCCCCTGACGAGAGCTTTCGGCAAAGCCTTTACTCGCCCCCGCACCCATACTGGCAAGGACTTCTGAGAAGGTCGGAGCTACAGCGAACTCTCTCTGTGGCCCTACCTGACTTAATCCACCCAGTACTGCCGCCAGTTGCCCACTTGGAGTTGGGGCCGATTTATTCAGCCATTCTTCTGTCCTGCTGAAGTCGATTGCAGGATTCTGTCCTCTCGCAGGTGGCGGTGGCAGCTCTGGCGGTGCCGGTAGTGTCTGCTGCGGAAACGATGCTATTGCCTGTCCACCTAGCCCAGGGCCACTAGTGGTGCTTCTCGTAGCGATTGGCCTGACTACAGGATTGCCGGAGCTTGGCACTGGGGGAACCGCCTCCCTTGTCGGGAGCGCAGGCGGATTCAACGCCTTGTTGGCGCCGTAGAAAGGAACGAATATAGTTTTCAATACGTCTGCTGTGGTACCGCTCAGTGATTTCAACCAGTCCGGCGCTGGCAGAGGATTCGCCATGCCACCTGCTTCTGGCGTGCCAGTGCCGCCCAAGAAGGCTGCAACCCTTTTCAGCGGATCTGCTAAACTAGCGCCAGCATCAGCAACTGGATCAGTTTTAGGCCTGTTTTCCGGACTGAACAGCCTCTGCAAAAGAGCTGTTATCGGATCAAAGGCACTCGACGCCGGAGGCGGATTGCCTCTGCCATAGGGGCGATACTGGTCGCTCATTGTCAGCTCCTATACGTAGCCTGGTGCGGTCCAAGATGTCGAACTCGCTTGTGGCTCCGGTGAACCCCTGAACATGGACATCAGATTACTCGCAGCGCTCACACCACCACCGGCAGGCACCCCGTACATAGCGCCTACGATACCAGCAATACCACCTGCGGCCTGCAAGGCTTGCGTGAAGGCATCTGGCTTCGCCGCCGTCTGAGTCTTTAGCGAGTCTGTCGTGTTGGTGCCGTAGTTTCCAGCTGTGAGCATGTTGATGAAGTTCATCAGTCCTGTCTGGCCCATCTGGAACTTCTGAATATCGTTGTTGAGTGCGCCCTGATTCCAACCCTGTTCGGTTGACCCAGCCGCCGCTGCGATAGCCGCTGGCATAAGCCGTTGAGCCTCGCCCTCTCTTGAGTATTCCAATCCGACAGGCATCAACGATCCGCCCCACTTGCTGTAATCCAGTGCCATCTTGGCCAGAACATCGCCGGTGCCCGTCGTCCAGTCATTGACTGCCGCCGCCTGCGGAACGCCGAGGCTCGCCCCACCGAATGCACTTGGCCCACCTCCCATACCACCTGCCTGGATAGCAGTATTGGTCAGGTTAGGCAGTATCTTCTCTGTGAAGCCCCTTGTCAATTGGTTAGTGACGGCATCCTGCGCACCCAGATACGCCGAACTCCTGCTCGGGTCCAGGAACTCCCCGCTGGCGATTCTCTGCGCCATGTCCAGCAGTGTCCCTGAGGTGCTTCCTGCTCCCCCTGCCAAGTTGTACAGTTGCTCATTAGCCATGACCTGCTTCTGCACAGGTCCAGCAACGTAGTTCTCTGGCAACCCCGCAAGGGTCTGTGCTCCCCGCTCATAGAGCGTCGGGAAATACTCTTTCGCTGGCCCATAGGGATCCTTGGACACGACAGAGTGTTCTGTCGTTTTGGCTGGAGTTCCACCACCCATGTCAAATCTCCTCGACGTAGAGCGTTGCTACTGGCTTCCCGGCAGTATGTTTATCATACCACTTCGCCAGTGCAGTGCGTGAGACGAGTCCTGCGATCGACTTCAGTCCCATGCCTTGAGCCATCATTCTCAACAGGTTCCTGAATTCTTCCTGATGTCTCATCAGACCCTTGCCAGCTACGAGGTCAATCCACAACTGGCTTTTCGTATTATCTATCGTCAACACCACGATCCCTGTTGCGTTGCCGTGTAGCCTATACATTATACAGTTCCCGTCTACAGCGTTCTGAACGATTTCCGCAGGCGTCTGCTTATCCCACGACCTTTGCCTACAGCCAATAGTAAGCCACTTCACATCTTCTGCGTTGACCTCTTGCAGCTTGATTCTCTCGAATATCATATAGCCCTTATTCCAGCTACGAAGTTTGCGGGAGCTGTGACTGTTGGTAACTGTATCTGTACAGGCGGCCCCGGTAGTCCAGCTCCGAACGTAGTACCAAGCTTCTGCGCCAGTTCTGGATAGCTATCCGCCAGGAACATAGTTCCGTTGGCTGGTATCCAACGACCATTCTGTGGCAGCGCCACAGCGAAGTTCGCAATCATTCCAACTTCGTCATAGTCGTCCAGCAACCAGTCGTTGAGCCTGGAAATGATCTCATGTGCCCAGAGCTGCCACTCTGCATAGGACTCTGGTATCGGCCATTCTGGTAGTCCGCGGGGCATTAGTTCACACTCCCAGCTTCTTCACCAAACACCTGTACAGACGTCAGTTTCAGCGTTGACGTTGCTCTGATCTCAATAGCTATATACACACTTTCTCTAGGCCCAAAGGGCACCCTTGTCTCTAGTGGCATCCAGTCCCCCCATTCGATAGTGTCGTCATTGGGAAGATCTGTAAAGCCGAATCGCACTTCTCCTGTAAGGGTTCCTCCAAAGACAGCGTAATCCCATGATTTCTGATGGGTCTTGTCCTTCCCATCCATGAGTTGAGATGTTAATGAGAAGTCTCCGACAAGGCTTCCAGCGATCGATACGAAATATAGTGCGTCCGCGAAAGCTCTAACCGGATAGTCAAACACTTCGCGACGCAACCCAACTCCCCCACCCGGCTCAAGATACGTAAATCCTGCAAGCTCACGTCGTCTGGTATCAAGCGCCAACACAGCGTGAGACTCCGGGGCAGCGACGAGCAGTGGCACGGACCAAGAAACCAGCTGTAGTCGTGCATCGTAGAATCCTGCGATCTGATGTGCGAGATTCCAGTCGATTTTCTCCTGCACCCATGTATCAATACCTGGACGATCCACATACTGGAATGAGTTCCCATCAGTGACGAAGATGCCATCCCTACAAAGACCGTAGTTTAATGGTCCAACAGAGATGCACGATAACGTACTGACTGCTCCGATTCCCTGTAACGCTTGCTGCGGTGTCCCGAACCACTGCGTTGGTCCAACATACCTCACTAACAGCATAGTGCTCCGGCTATAAACAGCATGACTAGCACCAAGGTCAGTAACGCAAACAATTTCACTATCCAAACCGCGAATAGGTAGATTCCGCGCAGAATTCGTCGCAGCAGGCGTCCATGTCTCGGGGTCATTGGCGTTGCACCAGTGGAAGCCGCTCGGAAAGACATCCGTGTTGTAGGCTATCATGTGCTGTGCAAGCTTCTTAGCAATGCGTGCCCTGGCAAATTGTCCAGTTCCGATGTTGATGAAGCCGCCTGTGTTCTTCCACAGCTTCAACTGGTTGATGTTGTCTGATGCTATCAGCCAGTCACCCCAAGGCTCCAGCCAGTATCGCGCGTCGGGAGAGTTACTCAATGAATCTATCAGTGTCGTCGAGGATCCTCCTTGAGAATATCTGATGACGCCTGAATCTTCATAATAGAGGCGCTTCTGTCCATTGCTGGTGAAGGCATTAGCCAGTGCCTTCGACTGCACATTCGTCTTGACAATTCTACTTCTGCCGAGCGCGTGTTCTACACTGGCCTCCTTAAACCAGGCGTTGCGGGACGTTTTCCATACTGCCCCTGACGCCGGCTCAATGCTCGGCATGACCCCTGTAACGAGGCCCTGATCAGGTCGGAGCAGGATATACTCCTTTGCAGGCATCAGAAGATCTCTTCAACTAGGATAACACCTGAGCCACCAGCACCACCATCGACGCCAATTCCAGCTGATGGCGTACCACCTGCACCAACTGTATAGGTGTACGACGCGGCCGGAGTATTGATGATGAACTCCTTATACTGCCCCGCTCCACCACCAGGAGTTGCAGTCGAATTACCGCTGCCAGCACCAGAACCACCGCTACCTGTATTGGGAACAGCGCTGCCACCATCGACATCTCTTAATCTGCATATACCTCTACCACCAAAAGGCGTACCACCACCAGCGCTACCCATTGCGTTGGCACTGTTAGTGGCAATGCCTTGTCCGGTTTGTCCAGCTTCACCATTGACATTGAGAATAAGTTGTCCTGTGCCATCAACACCAGCAGAGCCGCCGACACCGCCACTCCCGCCACCAGTACCACCTCCGTCACCAAAGTCGCAGGACCAGTCACCGAAAGAAGTAGATGTTCCGTTGCCACCTGGCGCAGCAACACCACCGCCTGCTCCGCCACCACCAGCCATTCTGATGTGGAGTTGCCGACAACCCGCTGTGACGTTGAAAGTAGCTCCTGAACCACTCAACAGTGATGTGTGTTTCGGCAGCGTAACTGGCGGCAGAATCGACTGAATCTGCGCCGGCGTTGCCTGTTTTGCGGTAGCCGTGCTGGCATCGTACAACAGGAACAGATCTTGAGTCGGATGCGGAGCTGCCTTATTCGGCAACAGCCCTACCGCCTTGAACAGATCCGGCACAAGAATCGACTTCCCTATCAGGGCTGTCGCATCCCAGATGCCGAGCTTATCGATAAGCAATGGTGCCGTATGCGCTGCGCCAACGTGCAACAGTAGCTCTGATGCAGCCATCGCCCTTGTCTCTGCGATGATCCAGGCAACTGCCACGCCATCGTAGGTCATGCCGGTAGGAACTCCTGGCAACAGCGTCCCTGCGGGGGCGTTTACGCCAGGCGCCACCTGTATTGGCCTCGCTGCCAACCCAGACACCGCGATCGTGGCGTTGGCAGCATTCGTCACGCCGAATCTGACGCACAATCGCTGCCCATGCACATACACAGGTGTAGGGACGTTGGCTACAACTGTGTAGGCTGACGCCGTTCCACCAGCCTGCAGCGATCCCTCGAAGTCGTCAATAGCTTGCCCAGGGAACGTCACCAACGCATCTGCGTAGGCTTTGGTCGCTGGCTCACTGGGAGCCCCCGGCGTTGGTAGGTTGATGATGTGGTTGGAGTTCATATTGATGTCGCCCTGCATCACGCCACCGCTGAGCGGTAGGCCTGATCCCTGGACGCTATCAACATACAACTTTGTCGCAGCACCTAACGGATCTAGTGGAGGACCATCAAGAATCAGCGGACCCGTTAGCACACCTCCTGACAGTTTGAGGAAGCTCGCCGCCAGAACCTCATTGAAATCGAAGTATGCCTCAAGTGCAGTATTGATGACTTCAGACGTCAGCGCTGACACAACCTGCGTCCCAGCACTCCATGCCTGGGCAGTGGTTCCCTCTTTGGCCCTCGTAACTATCAGAGTCCCATCTTGAAGATTCTGCGTACAGCCCACGATCTCCGGGGGCAGCTGGCCATCCCAGAGCGTGAGCCTCGCCTCGTTATCATCCTCTGTCGCGAAAGCTGGCAACAGTAATGTCGCGCTCGGCGGAACCTGTAGTTGCGTAGCACCCACAGTTATGCCAACTGTGAGTTCTGTCGCAAAGAAGTTCCCAAATACATATTCAGGCATAGCCGGCTCCTAGGTTAAGCCAAGCGGCTCACCAGTGTCTTCAGTGATGAGGAATTGATCTTCCTCCGTGCTCAAAACATCCATCAGCAGGTCATCCTCGGCAGTCGCAACAGTCGTTCTTGATTGCTTATTGGGATATAGAATCCCTCCCGGCCGAATAAATCCTGTAACGAATCTGAGAGATTGCATTGTAACAGGGGCGGGACTAGCCTGATCTCTGCCGAGGTCAACGAGTTTCCTGTCTCTCGTCTCAAAAGTATTGAGCCAATCTGACAGCATATTGCGTCCAACCAGCCACTGACTGGATGGGAGCACAGGCGGTTCAAAGAATCCTGCTGATACTGTGGAACCTCGATGATCGTAGAGAATACCACCGGGGCGCACAAGACCCACACACCAACGCAGACTATGCATTGGGCCAGGATGTTGCGCCAGCGATCCCGAACTATCTGAAAGCCAGTCAAGATTGACAAGTTTCCTATCCCGCGTTTGATGCTCAGCAGGCCAGTCGCAGAAGCCAGATCGATTCTTCAACCACGACTTTACGTTGCTCATGCAGGCCTGTATTGCATCGCCAAGCTCTCACCAGCGTAAGCCGTTTCATCGGCGGCTCTAGTGAGTGTGTTAACTCCTTCGTCTCTCATGGCTTTGTAGCCTTGAACCATTCTGATGTCTCGCGTCACAAATGCGCTCATGTTCAGCAGCGTCTGTGCAAGTAGGACATCTGATCCAGTTTGCAGAAGGAAGTTGGTACTGGCGGGCTCTTTCGGCCAATCAGTATATTCATACCACATAGCTTCCCCATTAAGCTCCTGCGTCGGGACACCACTAAAGACTAACGTGGTAGTCCCCACGATCCAATAGCTTGAGGGGATATTGTTGCTGTCCAGCTGTTGCCCAACACCTACAGCATCTTCCGGTTCAATCTTCTTGATATAACTATAGCCCCCATCGGAGCCAATAAATCTCAGAAACTTCATTCCCTTAATAACTACGTTCAAGGGCAGAACTATTGTTCTATCCCCTGCCACCACCTGAATGAGCTTGAATCTCTCCATGTACTTGAACGTATAGTTGCGCTCAAGCCATTGCGCAGCTAGCCCCACCATCGCAGGGATCTTTGTGTCAAGAGTTGACCCACGATTCAGCGATACTGAAACGAGATTGTGAAACTCACTCAGGTTCATTATCGCACACTGACCCCGGTTTATTGATTATCAATAAATGGGGCAGACCAAGCAAGCAGGTGGAGGTACCTTCTCACTGATCTGCCCCCCTCAGAGGATGCGAGCCCTGAGGTTACGCTGCGTCCTTGACACCACTGATGATGCCAGTCCAGATCGCATGAGTCTCGCCGTGGTTGACTTCGAGTCCACACTCTGCCAGATACCCTGACTTCATGCCGTCAAGCCCTACCGGCGTCAGATCACTCTCGTACTTCACATCGTCGATGTACCTGTACCGGACATTCGCCATGTCCAGAATGTACATGTTGTTCTCGACGGCGGTGTACGCAGTGGCTCCGTTCAAGCCACCAGTCATCTGATTGAACAGCGGGTGCGACTTGATAACCAGCTCGCCGAACGGGCTCACCAGCCTTGCAACTCGCATTCCGTATTCTTTCTCGTTGTACTCGATGTTGTAGGTCGAGTTCTTTCGAACCACCTGCCCGATAGCCATGAGCACGCGGTTGGAGGCGAAGCCCATCTTCTGGCTGCTGCCGAAGGAGAACACGTCCTTGAGGCCCTTTTCAACCCAGTTCATGTCGATGATGCCGACTGTGGCAAGGCCGTTGGCTGTCGTCGCCGCCCAGGGCGTCACACCAGCGGCGGTGATCTGTGACAGTACCCCCGCCGTCGTCCTGATCGGCTGACCATTCAGCGTGCCGATGGTCTTGGCTCCATTGAACCAGAAGCCACGCTCCATGTCCACACTGAAGTATTCGAGGCACTCTCGCTTGGCCTCGACCACAGCATCGCCTGTGCGAAGACGGGTTTTCTGCGCCGTACGAGTGATGCCGAGTGTGGACCTGAAGATCTGAGTATAGTTGCTCAGTTCCACAGGATCCATCGACATGCTGGTCGGGGCGAGTGAGCCTTCCTCAAAAGCGCTACCGATGACGATAGCGAAGGGATTGGTCCCTGCCACCGCCGCATCGATCGCTGTACCGGCCGAGCCCATGAAGGCACGAGTGACCGGAATGAGGTTGTTCGCGGACGGGTCTGCGCTGACACGCACATACTCGCCGGTTTGCTCGATCCGCAGGACGTCGCCAGCTTTCACTCCAAACGCCGTCGCAGGCGTCGAGCCAGAGATATAGGCTGGATCGATCGTCAGTGTCGCCACGACGTTGGTGTGAGCGCCGAGCAGCTTCAGTCGCCGGGCGTCGAGCTTCTTTTGAAACCAGTGAAAGACCGGATCGTCAGTCTTTTCCGATTTCATCGCTGCCGTTAAGGCTGTGAGAGGGGCCTTGGCGGCTTCGGCGCTGTTGGGATACAGCCGGAGAATCGTCTCTCTCCAGTTCTGCGGACGCTGTGCAGCAAGGAAGTTTTCGTCGTTGCGCAACCCTTGGATAGGCATATGCCAACTCCTTTCGGGCAGGCTGAAGTCCTACCAGATCTTCAGCACCTGCTCCATCTCGTTTAACGGGGCAGCAGCAGGCCTTGCTCCAGCTCCCGTGGTGAAAGGCTGACGCTTCACCGGCGCTGCTCCATTGCCTCCCGCCGCTGCCGCAGCATCGTGCTGGGCCTTCAGCATTGGGAACATGGCAAACATCCGTCCAGCGATAGCATCTCTCATCTCAGCGTTCCAAGTCGGATTCCTGCCTTGAGAGACCATCTCTTGTGCGATCTGCATACCGATATTCTGCATCAGCGGGACAAACGCTGGCTGCCGGAACACCTCGTATGTTCCGTAGAAGTCCTGAGCCACTTCCTGCTGTTTGTGCACCAGCTGTTGGTGGGTCTGGACAATCTGCGGAACGGTACGCAGCATTTCTTGCACTGTCTCTCGTAGCGCATTCTCCGTCTGCTTCCAAACGTGATTAGCCACTCCGTTGACCAAAGCATGTATTGCAACGGAGCGTTCTTTGGGATCCTCTGATCCCATTGCCGCGACAATCTGGTCAGGAACTCCCAGATTGAATTTCGGTGCCTCCGGGCCGGGCTGTGCCTGCGGCTGGGGCTGCTGCTGTTGACCTGCCAGAACGTCGCGAACTGCCTGTGTGTTGGCTGCAATCGCTGCGGCGAGCTGATCTGGGGTCTGCTGAGTGTGCGCCGGCGGCGTCTGGGCTGGTGGCACCACCGGCGCGGGAGGCACGGCAGCACCAGTATCGGGGTGAACCTGCCCTGGAACCGCCTCTCCACCCTCGCCCGTACCGTCCGCAGGCGCTGGAGCCGCTTTCGGAGGGGCGAACGGGTCAAACTTCATTACATCAGAGATGTCTCGTGACGGCTCAGATACCGTCTCATTCAAAGATGGCCCGCCCTGATCAGGCTGCTGC